CTGGTATTGGTGGCGCATATATCCATAAACAAGCAAATTCATTAAAAGTAAGATATTGCTCATCTTTTTCTGCAACAATTGGTTTTTGATTAATAAAAGCATCACGACTTTTATCGTAAATATAACCTATTCCTGCATAGTTTTTTCTAAATGCTTTTGATTGGTCTTGTGCTGCTGGTCTTATTTGATCTTGTATAGGTTCAATGTTTGGGTCATAATATAACCCAGCCATAGTGTTATAACTTGTTTGTTTCCAAATAGTATTTGTTCCATACAAACTTTTTAGAAAATCTATACCAAGTTGTTCTATACGCTGATTTTGGTCATTTTCCATCAAAGAATTATCTAAAGCAAGGACTCTTAAAACAATATTGTTTGAGTCCAATTCTGCAAAATGAGCCATTATTGGAATCTCCATTTAATTACGACAATACCAGATCCACCAGATCCACTAGAATTACTATTTCTTGTTGCACCACCGCCAGCACCTTTATTTGCTGCTCCGCTAGTTGGACTATATGGATTTCCATTTCCACCACCGCCTAGCCCTCCAGCACCCGTGCCAGTATAGCCAGATCCTCCACCACCACCAGCATAATAAGTAGAAGTTCCAGTAATAGAAGATGTTAATCCGTTTCCTCCATCGCCACCAACATATCCGCTATTGTATGCTTGCGTACCAGGACTACCAGCGCCACCTCCGCCGCCACCAGCAGTATCTTTGCTGCTTATTCCCATACCACCAATATTTCCTTCTCCAACAATTCTTGTTCCACCATTTGCACCAGCGCCACCTCCACCTCCAGAAGCACCATTTCCACCTGCAACCCGTGCATTTGCACCATAACCACCTCCAGAACAGGAAACTAAAGAACCAATTGATGATGGGTTTCCATTATTTCCAATTGAACTTACAACTGATGATCCTCCTGAACCAACTGTTACTACATAATTTGTTGCTGTAACAGATAGTCCAGTATTGGTTTTCATTCCACCAGCGCCACCTCCACCTCCAGAAACGCTGTCTGTACCACCAGAAGCTCCACCAGCAACAACTAAATATTCAACAGAAGAACCCTCTGTAGGGTCTGTTCCTGTTTTAGTAACAGTAAATGCTCCTGTGCCATTAAATACAGCAATTTTATAATTACCGCTAGTGCTTACTGTTGCTCCTGTTGTGGAAGCATCCATGTAAAGAGCAGCTCCAGCTCCAGCAGTTAAAAAAGCATTAAATGATGAAAACATTATGGTGTGTAGCCTTGAGCAATAGAGCCATACCAATTTGTACCATCAGCAACAAAAGTCAATATATCCATTGCACCAGCAGTAGCTGTAATAGTTGGTGCGCCAGCAGTACCCCATTTAACTCCAGTAAATGTAGCTGTTCCGTTACCTGTGGTAGCCGCTTGTTTTAATAACAAAATAAATGATTTACCAGCCGTAGCTGTTGGCATTGTAAAAGTGCAGGCTGTAGAAGCTGTTAATGTAGCGGTTTGTACTGTACCATTAGTTAAAGCAATTGTGTTGCTAGTTGTAACTGTGCCAATAGCTACTACGCTTTCAGTATAAGAAGTTACTACTAAATTTCCATTTACTGTTGTAGTTGTAGTGCTACCAGCAGATGAGCCAATAGTAATTGCTGTTGTAGAGCCTGTACCGCCCGTACCAATGTTAATTGTTTTAACAGAAGCAGTATTTACACCTGTTCCAATAGCTATTGTTTGTGCAGCAGTAGAACGACCTATTTGAATAGTTCCTGTTCCTGTTGTACTACCAATAATTATTTGAGATGATGCAGTAGTTGGAGCAAATGTTGTTGCGCCTAAAAAAGTTTGTGATAAATTGCCAACCGTTGCCAAAGCAGAACCGCTTAATGTTGGAAATTGATAGCTATATGTTGTTCCAGTAGTTAAAGTTGAAGCATCAAATTGAACAACTTTTGTAGCGTCTGCCACATTTTTAATGGTAAATCCGCTTGCACCATCTTGAGTGGTTAAATTATTAATTGTTCCAGCGCCAGTAACACTTAATCCAGCACTAGCAGTTAAAAGACCGCCTGAAGTAATAGCGCCTGAAGTGCTTATGCTACTTGGAGATAAACTGCCAGTAAAGACAAGAGTTCCATTTATTGTTGTTGTAGATGTTCCATTAACACCACCAATAGTTATATTTGTGGTAGAGCCAGTAGAACCTTGTGTACCGATGTTAATGGCATTTGTGTTTCCTGTTGAAATTGAGCCATTACTAATATTTAAAGTATGTGATGAGCTACTTCTACCAATACTTATTGTGCCAGTTTGAGCTGTTCCACCAACATCTATAGTGCCAGTTGTTACGGCTGTGCCAAGTAAAATAGTGGCTGAACTCGAACCTGTTGCAGAAATATTGCCAGTTAAAGTTGAATTTGAAAGTGATGGCGCTGTGGCTAAAACAACTGCCCCTGTACCAGTTGCCGTACTAAAGTCTGTATATCCAGCTTCCCAATCTGCGGCAGTTGTAAGTGTTGTACCAATACAAGTACACATTACAGTCGTGCCAGCAATAACAGTAATTAACAAATTACCGCCTGATGAATTGACGGTTAATGCACCAGTTGAGTTATTACATATATGAAATGTCCATCCAGTTTGCAATGTGCTAGTAACTGGCAGGGTAATGGTTTGCGTAGTTGAACCAGTGAATAACTGGTAATAACTACTTGTGTTATCTAATACAGTAGTACCAGCCGCAGTTGCTGTGCTAGTAAAGCCCATTAAATTAGCCATTGCAGCAGGAGCAGAAGTCTTGCCTGTGCCACCGTTTGCTATTGGCAAGGCTGTACCTGACAAACTAATAGCTAATGTACCGCTAGAAGTAATTGGGCTTCCTGTTACGGATAAAAAGCTAGGTACTGTAGCAGCTACAGAAGTAACTGTGCCTGTAGTTGGTGTAGTCCAAGTTGGTACAGCGCCTGTTCCAGCAGAGGTTAATACTTGACCGCTTGTGCCAGGTAAAGTAGCTAAAGTTAAGCCAGACTGAATATTTAATGTAGTAACTTTGGCGGCAGCAGCCGTTGTAGCACCAAGCGACATATTGTTGATAGTGCCTAAACTTGTAGGATTAATTTCTATTGAGCCTGAGCCAGTAGGATTAATGTGTACATGACCTGTGCCAGTAGGACTAATATCTATTTGTGCGTTTGTGCCGTTTAAATTAGTAGATACATTAATTGAAGCATTATCACCGCCACCAGCGCCCATACTAATTTGAGTAGTGCCTGCGGAGTTTTTAAGAGCTAAACCACCTGAGTTTGTAGCTTGGACAATAGGGGTAATAACGCTTGTTGTAGCATTAAATGTAGTGTTATTGATTACGCCACTAGCATCTAAATATGCAGCCTTGCCAGCAGGGTAATCACCAAACACATATAAAGTGCCTGTAAAGTTAACGGCTGCACCAGCATTGCTAGAGGCTAATATAGTAGTTCTAGCTAGTGTGCCTGCTCCTACAGTACCAATACCCACTTCCCAATCTGAGCCACCAGCATTATAAATAGTGTAATAGGTTGTGTTGCCGTTGCCGACTGCTGAACTAAAGGTCTGAAACTGCGTAACAGCGCCAGCAAGCGTTAATGTCCCAGTGCCTGTCGTGGTGCTTGTCTCTTGCACCCTATCTTTAAGAATTAGCGCCATGATTTACCTTAACTGTTAGCTCGGATGATTGTTCCTGCTGTAATGCTGACTGTCTGACCTGATGCAACGGTTGTAGTATTCAAGTTCATATCAGCACCTGAAGTGCCTACTGAGCCATCCATTACTACTGTTGTGCCGTCAGATTTAACTATACGAAAGAATCCTGCTGTGCCTGAAGCTACTGCCGTTCCGCTAGTTACTGAACCCAAGGTAATCGTACCGTTAGAGTCTGTACCAAATACACCAGCAATAGGCAAGCTAACTAACAAAGTTTGAGTAGAGATAGCAGTATTAGCGTTAGCAGGCTGAGTGCCATCATAAAGACGAATAATCGAACCAGAGCCAGCATAAGTAATTAGTCCTGTTTGTTGGGCATCTCTAGTGCCGTTTGAGTATTTTAAGTTTGAGGCCATTATCTAACTCCTACAATTTTACCGTTTTCATCACGAATAACAGTCTTAGGTTGATTTATTTTATCGTGGATAGCAGCAATCATTTGCGCTAACTGTTGATTTTGTTGCTGTAAATTCTGAACTATCGGCTCTAGCGGATGTTGTGTCATGTCATACCCCATTGTGTCTTGCAATAATCTTGCGGTTTCTACATTGCGTATGTAGGCTTCTGAACCATCATCCAAACCTTGATTAATTCGAGCAGTTTCAATTTTAGTCGCATTATCAAGGTAAGCCAAGAGAATGTCCCTGTTATTGGTCATTTCAGCTTCTTTAGTATTGCGTTCTTCTTCTAGCTTAAATTTAAGTTGATTTTCTTGTGCCTGATACTCTTGCTTGGCTTTTTCTAGCTCATTTTGGGCTTGGAATTTCTGTACTTCCATTTGAGTTTGAGCCTGTAACTTCTGTTGGTCTGCTTGTATCTGCATCTGCAATTTCTGCATTTCAGGGGTAGGTGGCTTTGGTTGGCCTTCTAGCGCCTTGGCTTGCTGACGGAACTTATCTGCTGTTTCGTCAATCAATCCTTCCATACCTTTACCAGCCTTAAACCCTGTTACGCCAAACTTGAGCATTTCCATAAGCAACGGAGTAAGCTCAGGGGATTGGTCAGCTACAGGCAATGCGGTCTGCATAAACTGGCTTACAGCAGTCAAGAACTCTACTCTGTCTTGCTTTTCTTGCTGCTCATCCTGGTAAATCATAGAATCGCTAGTTACTTCAATACGGAAATTCTTAGCTGGTTCGTCTTTAAGGAGAGCAAGGGCTTGTGGGATAAGTGCTTGATCTTGTGGAGATAATTGCATTGCACCGCTGATCTTAACAATAGTATCTTCGGTAAAATGCTGGCAAATAATCTGTGCTTTGATCTGCAATAAGGCGGTAGCAAAGTTCACTACATCGTGCTGCATAGTCTTTAAACGCCCTGAAGCGTTATTTGACTTAATAATCTGTGCGCCTAGAGTTTCATTAGGGTCAGTCTGTCCACGCTGAATATCAGCAATACCCATGATTTCATAGATTTGACCTTTAACTTGCTCCATAGCTTGATAAGCCATCTGCAAGCCTTGTGCAATCGGAGCAATGTCTACAAGGTTAATAGCTCCTGCCATGCCTTGTTTCTCAGCAAATGCAGCCCAGTTCTTAACTGGCAGTAATGAGTTGTTTTCACCTTCAGTAAACAGACGGGCAAGGCTAGGCTCTGCCGCATCGTATACACCCCGTACTTTAAGGGCTTGTATAAACCCGTCTATACGGTCTGCAAGGGTATCAAGCTGACGGGCTTGGTCTTGGTACAGAACATAATCAGGAACAGGAATCAAGCTGTCTGTCGTAAGTGTTGAAAACAATGGTTTTGGGCAAGGCCAAAAGTTTTCAAGCTGCAATGGATCATCACGGACATCAAGAACTTTACCCATTGACTTAGATAGCCAAATGACTTGACCTGAAGTTTTATCCCATATTTCATAAATAAGGGCTTCTCTTGAGCCTTCGCCCATCTTTTCGTTAAATGCTTTAGATGTGTCAGGTTTGGTATCTAGTGGAATACGACCACCTAATTCTTCACCAAAGCGTTCAACTAAGGCAGGGCGTTCCATATAAACTTTACGCCATACTGCGGTTACTTCTTCCCATGTACGGGCAACAGTCATACCAAAGTCGCGCCAATATACATAGTCAACAGGGGCGCACTCATACTCAATACGCTCTTGATTCTCACGGTAAATGCCGCCTTCGGTTTCAGCTTCGTCAGTATCTTCAGTTACTTGCAAGCCATCTTCAGGTATATCTTCGGATTCAGCTTCACCAACAATATGGGGTTCATAACGTACCCAAGCTGTACCACGACCACCTAATAAGCGATCCTGAACCGCTGATTTCATTGCGCTGGCATAGTCACCATAATGCTCAATTTCGTACTCTAAAGCGCGTTCTAGCATCATAGATGCCACTCGGCCTATTGGATCGTTATCACGAAACCTACGGGTAACGTCCGGTCTTGGCAGCCTGGCGAATACAGCAGGGGTAATGGTTTGAACATTGCTCCACAAGATATTGAACTTGGCTTGTGGGTTGTTACGGCTACGGGATTCATCACGGAAACGCTTTACGATTTTATCGGCACGACCTTCCCACTCTTTAAATGTACGCTCATATTGGGCAATACAGTTATACCAATTTTCGTATGTATGATCCATGTTTATATCCTGCGATTAATTATTTTTGGAGTTTCTTTCCACATTTCATTCAGGGTTACTTCAGTTTGCCCGACATGAATGCCTTTAGGTCTTGAATCTTTGAGGATAGGGCTATCTTCGTCTTTCCATACAATGCTGAGATAGCGCATTGCATCGCTTGAATGGCTTGTCCAATCGTGTTTCGGGCGATCCCTAAATACTTTTTTATCATCATCCCATTCCCGTTGATATTGTCGTAAACATTCAATCAAATCTTCACACTTATTATCAAACCAAGCACGGGTTAATGCAAGCCTTGTTGCTTGAATTCCATCCTGTAATGACAGATTTGGAACAATTTTTAGGTGTTTTAAGTCAATTTTTGCAGCAATTTGCTCAATTATACTCTTTCCACCACTTGCTAGTGTTTTGGCTCTAGCGTCATGAGGTAGGTAATGATAGCCATATTTATACCCATATTCTTCTTCTTTTTGAATTATCAGACCTGTATAAAACGGCACGGCTTGACCGTTAGAAGAATGGTGATCAAGTATTCGTATCTCGCCATATACCACTTGAAACCAAATAATTGAAGTGGAATCATTAAATCCTAAGTCCCAGGCAGTATGACAGGGGAACATTGGGTGATAGTCTATGGTGGTAATGCGCTCTAGGTCCGTGATTCTACGCATTTCTTGACCGTAGTACGCTCCTATGATGGCAGCTTCAAACGAACATAAGAACTCTTGTTCATATTGGTTATCTGACATAGTAGCCTGTGCATCCAGTAATTCAGCTTCAGGCAACAAGCCTGATTGGTCTGCTCTTAGGGTCTTTACATACCAATTAGGGCTTTTTTGGGCTTCGTTGTATATCTCGTAGAAAGCATTGTGGCCCTTTGGCGTACCAATAAAGGTAGCCCAGCCCTGTCTGTCTGTAAGTAATGGTCTAACAATCTCGCCCCATAACCTAGGTTTCATGTCGGCATACTCATCTAGCACTACGCCATCTAGGTATAAACCCCGTAAGGCATCAGGATTATCAGCACCAAATAAGCGTATCTTTGCACCATTGACTAATTCTACCCATAGCTCAGATTGATTG